CTCTATATCAAATTTGAGTTAAATCAGTTATGACAAAGTACGGTTCGACAGATGCAATGGAGAAATTAGCATGGGGAGGAACTAAAGCCTCAACTCCTGGAACAGTAACAGAAATACAACTATTAGTTACAGATATGATTAACCTAGTATTAAACAGAAATTCTGATTATACCACAGTACCAACTGCTATAGATTCAGTAGCAAATATCACAGGTTCAGATATACTTAGAGAGAGGGGTAAAAGGACAGAACTCACAAGTGTCCAAATATATGATCAACTCAAGGTATTACTAATGTCATATATGGATCAATCCCCTGATGATCAACATAATTGGGGTAACGTGTATTATACATGACCGTTACATATACAAATCTAGTAGGAACAAGAGAAAATCTAGATTTAACAATTAAAGACTTGCTTAGTGATAATTGGACAGCAGGTAACATAACAGGAACAATTACTCCATACTTTGTATGTGATACTGAAGAACCTGACCAACTAGCAAGACCTGACAACTCTGCTCTCAATGAGATTAGAGTTAATATGGTATCTACTGAAAGATTTGATCCTGATACATTTGATACTAATGGAGATGGGAAACACGCATGGATTACTAGAGTATTCATAGAACCACAGGGAGAATCACTCATAGTATTATTGGATTTTGAACGTGAGATAAATAGAATCCTTTGGGAGAATAAACCTAACGGAGGAACTAGACTACCTAAATCAGATGGCAATAATAGTGAGGTCGCATGGTTTGAGGATTCAGTAGTAGAATTTGAAAGGTTAGAACCTGAAGGAGAAGATGATCAGACACCTACATCTCAAGCAGAACTCAAAATGATATACTTTACTATCATTTCATAGATTACTTCTTTATATCATTTTAACACAAAGATACATCATGGCAGTTTCAGCACACAATGTAACTACTAAAAGAGATATTGTAAAGGAATTACAATACGTTACAGAGGGAGATTCAGTAGGAACACCTTCACTTTACGGATCCACACCTAGTTCATCAACATTTATACTAGCAGGAAACAACTCTGAAATTAACATTCAACCAGATGTGCAACACATGGATGTCTCAGTATTAGGATCTGAAGATGTCATAGATGCAGTAAAGACACAATCATTATATGCTTTCACTTTAAGAAACAACCCTATCAACTTAGACCTTTGGAAATACCTTTGGAACGCAAGTGGTGGAGGAGCAGATTCCCCAGATTCATCATTATCATTTACATACTCTTACCTATTAGACGGTACAGAGTATTATCAACACATCAGAGGATGCAGACCAACATCAGGAACTTTATCTGTATCAAGAGGAATGTGGGAACAAACAATGACCTTTGTAGCAAAAGATATTACTATTCCTAACACAACAGACGGTAACGGTGGAACTCCTGTATATCAATCAACAGAAACCTCATCATCTCCTATTGTTCACTCTGACGGTGGAGCAGACCCATTCACATACAATAGTGTCGCATACGGAGAGAGATCATTCTCTACAACTGTTACACGAAACATGGCAGTAATGGCAGTTAATGGAGAGACAGATATTACTTATACTAAAGCAACTGACAGATCAATCACATTCACAGCAGATGTATTCGCAGGAACAACATCATCAGAAACAGCATTATACACACTATATGAATCTAAAGATGCAGATGCAGCATCATATAAATTCAACTCTACAGGCCCAATTACACTTACATACGCTAACTGTGTATTAACTGACTACTCTTATACTCACGCAGCAGGCTCTACAGATGCTCTCATTGAGAGTATAACTGCAAGGGCAGAATCAGTAACAGACCTCAGTTAAGTTTAAATACTAAGTTAATTCTATTCTATGTATGGTTTTTCTCGATCTTAAAAAGAAAGTATGGAATGTTAAAAATTTAAAGATACCTGTTATCGAAGACATACCAATGAAAGACCTCAAATGGTTTAAACTAAAAATGGTAGAAGCCGAAGAACACGCAAAGGCAGGTAAGGCAGGAACTAAGGAAGAATTAGAATTTGAAACTGAATGGTTTAACAAAGTATGTGAAATAGGATTAGGTAAAACATTAGAAGAACTAGAAGACACAGGAGTATCACAACCAGACTTTAGGATCCTTATGGCAGAGGTATACACTTTTTTAGCAACCTGTGGAACAATAGAAGGAGCCAAGCAGTCAGGCTTATACGAAGTAGAGACACCAAAGAAAGACAAATAGCAATTTCAGACTATCCTGAACTAAAGAAACTCATACCTATAATTAATCTAGTAAAGGCAGGTATGGGAACATATAATGAGATAATTAAAATGTCAGATGAGAGACTAGATGAGATGATGGAAATATCAAATATACTTACTATATTATCTCAAGAGGAAGAATTAGATAGTAATGCCAATAACCGTCACAGGGCTTAGGCAGATAACAAAAGGGTTTAAAGATTTTGAGTTTGCAGGGCCAAGAATACAAAAGAGATTCCTAACACTTATTGGACAATCTACAGTATTATTATTACAGCAAATGGGGCCAAGAGATACAGGGGAATTAAATCAATCTTGGAGAATAGTAGCACAAGGAAAAAATTATGTAGAGGTGGGTACTGACTTGATAGGATTAGTTTCAGATTTAGAATTAGGAACATCTGCACACGTAATCAGAGCAGATGCAGGTAGGGTATTAAGATTTGAAGTTGGTGGTCAAGAGGTATTCACAACTGAGGTGTTTCATCCTGGAACCAGACCAAACCCATTCATTGATGATGTGGCAAGGGTTATCAACAGTCAGGTCATAGAGCAGTTAGAACGTGCTTTAGCAGAAGGTCATAAGCATTTCCTTAGTCTATTAAAAACAGGTGGTAAAGGTCGACAATTCCAACAAGTAGGAAGATCCTCAGCAGGATTCAAAGGTGGTACATCATTTGCAGGTAGGTCTACTCTTGTTAGGGCAGGAACAGGTAGGAGACAGTTGAAAAGGAGATTATCACTTAGAAGGCGTAGAGGTGCATCTGCAAACAAACCAAGACGAGAGCCAACTATCAAACTTGGATAATACTTCTCTTTCTTATTTATAGAGGAATATACTCATGGTTAGTGGTGGTAGAGCTGTATTCAAGTATGTATTAGAGATTAAGGATATGCTTACAAAGGGTAGACAAGTAGTCCAAATGAACAACCAGATTACAGGATCTACCCAGAAAGCCTCAGTCGCAACTGACAAGTATTCTAGTTCTGTTCAGGGAGCAGGGCGTTCTAGTGCAGCAGCAGCAGTCAACTTCCAAACAATGACACAAGGAATGTTAAACCTGTCAACAGCAGGTATTCAGACATTTACTTCCATATCCAATTTAGACAGAGCAGGTAACAGATTAGCCATGTCACAAATTGCAGTAGCAAGAGCTCAAGACTTGTTAAATAACAAACAGTTGAGATTAAACGAATTAATGGAGAAGGGAGGAGCAGGAACTCAAAAAGCTACAAATCTTACAAATGAACTAGCCACAGCAAGAGCAGACCTGTTGGTAAAGACTGACAAGTTAAAGATTGAAGAAGGTGCATTATTTGATATTCAATTACTCTTTGTAGCAAACATTGCAAACGTTATGATTTCATCCATTCAGACTATCACTACTTTGAGGACTTTGGATATTGCAGCAACCATTAAACAAACAATATCACAAAAATTACATAATGCAGGAATATTAACTACAACAAAAACATATCCATTTTTAAATGCAGCAGTAAGACAGAATACGCTTGTAACTAAAACAGCAACAAACGCTAACAGATTACTCACATTATCTTTCCCTATAATAGGTATAGCACTTGTAGCAGTAACTTTACTGTGGGAGGCATATACAGAGAACTTGGGTGGATTCAAAGATATGGTACAAAAGTTATTACCTATGATGAAAGACCAGAAAAAATTACTTCGAGATGTGCAAGATGAATTAAATGGAATAAATGGGTCAGCAGGGGAATTTAATGATACATTAGGAGAACAAGTAAAATTAACTTTCAAATTACCTGATAATTATCTACAAATATCTAAAGGATTAGAAAGGATGAAAAAGGATTATTCCTCAACAGCAAAAGAGGTAAATAATCTAAACAAGGAGATTAGTAATACTCCGTCGGGTTTTAGTCTCGCCTCCCCACAAGGAGGCATAAACCAACAAATTAGAACTCAAAATGGTTCTAACGTAATACAGCATGAAGGAGATACAAGATTTACACCTAATGCTGTAAATATGAATAGTATTATAGCAGGGTCAGCAGCATCATTTACAGGATTTGTTCCAAGAACTACAGAGACTATTAGTCAGGCAGGTAATGAAGTTAGGATAGATAGTAATGGTAATAAATTTGTTACATCAAAACAATCAAACTCTGCTAAAGCATTTGTAGATAAACAAGTTATAGAACAAACGATAAACATAGCTTCAAATGTTATAGGGCATATAATAAGAGGAGCAGGTCAAGCATCAACTGTGTTCCAAGATTCATCAGGAGCAATATCTCATCCTCAAATATTAAGTACCCCTTCAGGAAGGGCATTTTTAAATCAATTAGGAGAGTTTGCTGCACAATATGCAGGACTTGATTCAGTAGATGAACATGAAAGTTCAGAGAAAACAAGGAAATTATTATTAGAATTATCAAAGACTAATAAGGGGTTTGACCCAACATCAAAGTTCTCAGTAGACAGGGCAATATATCCATTATTACCTCCTGCAGGAGGGGGTAGTTTTGTAGGAGCAGGAGCATTTTTTGATACTTCAAACAAGATAGGGTTAGGTGGGATAACATTAGATGGGGTTGAACTAACAACATTAGGTAGTTTATCAGGAGGTACACAAGCATTACAACAGTTAAAGAAACAGGTGGCAACATCAAATACATTAACTGATGAACAGCGTTCAGAAATACAGCAACAGATAACAAAGTTTGAGACTGATCCTGAAGCTATAAATAAACTTTTATTGCAAAACATATTTTTAGGTAGGACTATAACAGGACAGATTTTAAATGTTGAAGACCAAAAGAAAGCCCGAGAAAAGGCAGAAACATTAAAAATAAAACTATTAACCCAAAGACTAAATCAACAAATAACTCAGATAGAGATAGATAATTTAGTTGACTTGGCAGCATCATACGGATTGAGTTCAGGAGAATTTCAAAAGAGACAGGCATTAGGAGCAGTTGGTGGAAGACAGGCAGATATAGCAGCAGGTGTATCAAACAGATTACCTGACTTGGATACAATCAAAGGTGTACTTGCTAGAGGTTTATCAGGTACAGGAACATCAAGATTTACAGGACAGTCAATTAATGGTGCATTAGTAAATACCCCGTTAGGAGTTTCTGAAGCATTAGCAATAAGGAGAAATCAAGAACAGGGTATAGGACTACGTACAGATACTAATTTTGATAGATTAATCAAAGCATCATTTGGAACAACAAGTAGATTCGGTGCAGGATTAGTATTATCAAAAGATGATCCATTACTTAGATCATCAGCAGGCATGGGGCCAATACAAGGACAGGTATTCAGAGAAACAGGTGTCAATATAGGTGGAGTAGCAGAATCAATAGGATTTGGGCAATCAAAAGAATTAGCAAAGGTTCAGGGTCTTATGGAACAATTCAAAAACACAGCAGGTGGAAATGCAGATTCAGCAATATCAATCCTTAATCATATATCTGCAAATAATGCTTTTGGGCAAAGAGCAGATTTAAATGACTTACTTAGTAGTAAGCACTCATACGCAGATATAGCAGCAGGAAGGATTATGAGGGGTAATGCAAACGGAACAGGTATAGGAAGAACTGATTTCTTTGGAACAGGATTCTTCAACTCAACAGGTGCATCAGGTGCAGCACAAGTAGCACCAGGTTCAATCAAAGTACCTGCATGGGTAGCACAACAAAGAGCAATATCATTAGAAAACACAAGAAGATTAAGATATGGAGGAACTAGACAAACAGACTCATCAGGATTTGCATTAGCATTATCTATATCAGGAGCAGTAACAGGAGGACATACAAATATAGCATCATACAGAGCAGCAAGACGAGAAGACTTTAGAGTAGCAGGACACTCAGCAAGAATATCATTATCAGCATTAGGAATATTTGTTGGATACAGTTCATCTCCAAGTGTTAATTCTCAGAAATCATCAAGAGCAATAGCACAGGCAGCAGCAATAGGATCACTATTTCAAAGAACAGGATTTTCAATAAGTAACTTTGGTATGAGAAAGACACATAGAGGAGGAGGCTACACTACATCAGGAGCTCAATGGAACGCTCACATGAGAGCAGTTCAGGCATCAAATCAAAGAAATATGGCTATGGCAGCACAGGTAGATATACTTCAAGGTGGATTTGGATTAACAGGATTTTCAGGTGGAGGAGGACTTGATCTAATAGGATTACAAGATAAGGTCGCTGAACAAGATGCTTTAATGGTATCAATAGGTTTAAATAGAACAGAGGCTTTCAAAATTGTTGATATATCAGGTAGAGGTAGGGAAGAAATAGATGATAGGGTATTATGGACTCAACGTAACGCATCTATATCCACAGGGGTAGCAGTAATATGACAGCATTAACACCTAGTTATAATCCAAATGCCTTACACCCTAGAATTATCATAACTAATCAAACAGGTGGACAAGCGTATACTTTTGAATCTGAAGAACTAAGAGCAACACCAACTCAGGACTTTAAACTAGAGGCATTTAATTTACATTTGGGAACAGATGATGATTATGGATTCTTACAATTAGTCATACATGACCATGATAACACATTGACTGACTTGACAGATCCTAAAAGACCTGGTGTAATAGGCAGAGAATGGGGTATTCAGTTATTCTTAGGTAAGACATTAGCATTAGAGGAGAGATGGTTTTATGGAAAAATAAAAGACTTTACAGTATCAAGACCTACAACAGGAATACAAACCATATCCATGACCTGTGTAGGATGGGGAGTAATACTTCGGGAAAGAATGAGTAGACTAACTAGAAATCAGGCTAAGGAATCTGACGGTGTTACACTAGATGATACAGATGATTCTACAAAGATTCATAACTTAATCTTAGATTTGTTCCAAGACAAAGACCACTATGTAGATGATAATATGCCTCAACTAACAAACATCACAGCACAGACAAGTACCACAGGAAACGGTATAGAGGAGGCAGCAACATCACAAAAGATAGCCAATATAAACTATACAGTAGCATCATTTGCCCAAATTATATCAAACCTAGCAGGTATAGCAAATACCACATGGCACGTTAACGCTGACCGTACACTAATAGTTCAAGATCCTGAGAGTATAGATTCAGGATTTCTATTCACTAATGACTTGGCTAGTACCGTATCAACCACATGGGATGCTACTAAACTAGGGTACATACTTAATGCTCCTTTAGAGTGGAAGGATTCATCAGCAGATATGTTGGTCAACTTTGTGCATGGCTTTGGACACTTTGCTCCTGCCTTATCAGCAAGTGATGGGGGAACACCAGATGCAGCAGATAATCTAGATACTGAATGGCACGCAATACCAATTACTCCTACAGCAGACAACATAGCAAAGATAGCAATTAGGACAATTAAAACAGGTACATTAACTCACGAAGGCTCAGTTCAGATTTGGGGAGATACAGGTGGTTCAGGCCCCGATCCTGCTGATGTGAGACGTTCTATCAAACTAAACCATGAGACATTAGAAGCATTAG